GTAGTCGGAGTAAGACCTTCTGCTCTGGCCGCTCGTACGTACTCCGATCGTGCTCTACTTCCTTCAAGAATAGCCTTTTGATTTTCCGCTTGGACACTTGGACGGTCTGGAGAGAGATATTCCTTGTACCCAGTTTTTAGAGCATCAACACCTCTGTCGTACCCGGTTTTTACAGTGTCAATACCTCTGTTGACTACTTGTCGTGCAGTGTCCATAGGGCCTGTTCTACCTAAAATATCGCGTTCAATCGCAACATTGCTAGGTGAAGGTCCAAGACTATTAGGGCTCACAGAATCAGGGCGCATTCCAATACTTCTAAGATAGTCTGTCTCATACCTGTTTTGTAATCCTATCGCATCTACATCACTCGCGTAAGCTGAATCAATGCCAGGAGGGATATTAGTGGGGGTTACATTTGCGGGAGGAGGTATGCCCGCAGTAGATACATTAGCTCCAGACTGATCGGTAGCAGTTCCGACGGCCTGTACCGGGCCGGAAGCATTTACCTGAGAAATAGGAATACCCCCTTCTGCAATAGACCCGCCGCTTACAGGAATAGACCTGTCTTCTACAGGAACATCCGACGGCCGCTGTGGAGAAGTTGCAGTGGGTTTTGGAAAATAGCCCTGTTGCTGACCATAGGCAACGCCTGCCCCTGTAAGGCCACTGACTGCTCCTGTCCTTATTGCATTTTTAAGGGACATGCCCGAGGCCAAACCAAAACCAGTACCAAGCGCGCCGGCGGTCAAACCTTGATTTAATATGCTACCTGTCGCACCAGGCAAATACTCACCTACCGAAGGAGCGATAGTGCCCCCAATGTAGCCCAGGGCCGCACTCTTGAGAGTGTCTGTTAAATTACCGCCAGTCAAGGCCGTTATACCACCGCTCACAAGCGCCGCAGTGCCAGCAGTACCAATACCAAAACCAGCCACAGCCGGTCCAAGGACCATGGTCGCACCGATTGTTAGAGCAATACGTCCAATAGGACTTGAGGCTACTTCTTTTACAACGTTTACAACAGCTTTTGCTGGAGCAGTAACGGCTTTCCATACACTGCTAAAGAACCCATATTCCATCAATCCTGTATACGGATTGCGAGTTCCCATGCCGCCCGCCTGTCGCAGCATTTCTGCTTCTTGAGGAGTAATGTGCGCAAGCATTGTGTCGCCGTGACGTCCCATCCCTTGAAGGGCTTGAGCAGCATCCGCTAGGCCGCCGTTCTTCATCGCCATAGGCTCTTGTGATCCGGGAGCCATGGCCTCTGGAGCGACGTTCTGTGCGCGCTGAATGCGCTGCTCATTTACAGCAGCAAGCATCGTAGAAATAAAGTTTGGATCAAACTGGGCAGGGAAGTCCCCTTCCTCAATTGCTCCAGCTTCTATGCCTTGACGAATCATTTCTCCATATTGCTCTGGGTACTGCAACATGTATTCAAGTAAGGTAATGAAAGCTTCAATCTCACTAGGCTTTAAATTTAACCCACCTAGACTTTGGCTAATAGCCGATTTATAGTCATTAAAAGCCTGTGGGTCTGTCTCTTGCAGCGCAGAAGATGCGGCGTTATACGCGTCTAAACTTGAGACGTAGCCCTGTGGGGGTTCCTTTTTTTGCATGGGCAGGGGAGCCGCCATGATGCCTTCATTCGCCATGATTATCCTTTCCAGTTATTGCCAAAGGCCTCATGGGCCGCGCGTCGGGAAAGGACGCGAATATGGCTGTAATTATGTCGCATTTCACTAGTTCCTGTCTATCTCTAGATAGGATAAGTAGAAATGAACGGTTGCAACGCTAGACTCCACCCGGAGCTCGTCCAAATCATCCAAAACAAGCGGTACGCCATTGAATACATCAATGGTTGCATTTGGGGCCAGAATGTAGCCTTTGAGCAGGAAATGCTCTGCGCCTGCGCCATCGTCATACTGTGAGACAGTAAGCGTGGCCCGTGCGGCGTTGGCATTGGTCACTCGTAGCGACTTTGCAATTGTCATGTTTCCTGTAGGAACAGCGTATATCAACGTCTCAGTGGCCGCGCTTGGTATCAGTGCTTTTCTAAAATATTTATTGGCCATGTTTACCCCAGTGCGGATTCATAAGTAGCGGTCAAAATAACCGAAGGAATAGATGGGCAAAACGCCGTGGCAGCCTCTGCTTGAATATGGATATTCGTATCATCCACTGCCCACATCAACTCAAAGTAGTCCCCTCCGTTGAGGTCCAACAAGAAATTCCATGCTGGAACAACCTCTGCCGCCGTGCCTTGAATAGATAGTCGCGTGGCGCTGGCAGGAACATCTATGCCGTTGACTCTTGCCCATACAAAAATAACTCCTGTAGCGCCTGATACTTTATCAAGCTGCATTGAGAACTCAAAGTTGTATACGCCTGCTACATCAACATAGACCCGGGATGTTGGAGTTCCTACGTAGACAGCATAGGCGTGATCCGTTGTATTAAGCGTAACCGCATATGCCGTGTTAACTGCGGCCGCGGTTTGTGTAGTCGTATCGTGAAACGCTCCGTGAGGAAGCAAGGCACTCTGTCCAACGCTGACTGCCAGGTTACTGCCCCCACCTTCATAGAACGAAACCGCCTGGTTAAAGTTGTCGCTCGTAGTAGGCGTGTACGTGTTGTTAAGCTGGAGAATGATCTGCTCAAGCGAACGAACAAGTTGGTTGAACTGCGACGCATCGTAGGTTGCCGATGCGTTGGGCAGGCGAACGTTGGTGATCTTGCTCATCGCAAACCATCAGGCTGAATGTCAACACGCAGTGTTCCGTAGCGCCAGTTGGTGTCTATTTCATTGCTCTCAATACGCAAGCTGATTTGCCTTCCCCTTGCACGAGTGTCCACCTTCTCCGTGTTTGGAGCGATGATGTACGGGTCCAAAGAGCTTGGGCTGGCTGTGGCCTGTGGGTAGGGACGCAACAGCAAATGCACGGTCAAGTTGCCCTCTTGGTTCTTGAAGTCAGGAATAAACCGCTTCATAAACAGCATCTGATCCCCATCTCCAATATCAAAGTAGCCCGACTTGACCAGGGCCGTTATTGCCGCCCCGTTGCCGTTCTTCCCGTCTTCTTGGTTGTATATCAAAGAGCGACCGGCTGTAAGCCCGTTGATCGTGCTAATAGTTGCCTCAGTACTCTCGGGCGAGTATTCAGCAGCAGTTGGTTTAGCGTAAGTACCTAAGTCAGTCCATGCAGTACGCGCCATAGTGCCAATAGACCAGACATTCTCCAAGTAATTGAACGTGACAAACCTGTCGATGTAGTCGGAGGTGTACGAGCAATACCACCAGGTGACCTCATTGAACTGCGTATTGACACCAATATTTACTTTGGTGTTTTGTACGACGTTAAGGTCTTTGAAGACGTAGTCCTGCACAGTACATGCGAGCTTTTTCACTGTTCCGTCGAACATGAAGAACGCATCTTTGCCCATCCAAAAGGCCACGCCATTCACGTCCGCAGAAGCATGCGGGCCAATCAGGCCGCAATTAGAGCCGAGCTGTTGGAAGCCAAAGGTATAGGGCGGACCAATGTACTGCATGCCATGCAAAGCAGTATCTGTCCATATAAGAATCTGTCCCCTGGAACGGTCAGCAGAGACGATGTGATTGCCATCCGTGAGCCGTTGTCCGCCGGCCGTGTTGGTTGCACTCTCAACAAAACTGTTGATGTCCTCCTGATTGGAGAAGCGCACAAACATAGGGTCCTGGGTAGCAGGCGTTCCAATCGTGGACTCCGTGCCAAAACACACCAAGTGCCTGTCAGGTGTAGACACCAAGGCATACGTACTCTTTGTTGGAGCGCCAGAAATAGCCGTTACGCGGGTACTAATACCTGCACTGGTATCAAACAAATAAATGCCGCCGTTCGCGATCTGGCATACAACGTCTTCCCCAAAATTGTCAAACTGCCATACCCGCGAATCAAGGGATACGGAAGTAGAGGGAGGCCGTGGTGTTCCCCAGGTGCTCGCGCCCCACGTTCCTATGCCCCAACCATAGTCCACCGTACTGACCGCGGTTCCTACGTTGATTTGATATGCAGCATCCGCAGTACCTGCGGCGTTAACTGTTGACGTGGCAGCAGCAGGAGAGACAATGGTGTATTCATTGGCGTTTGTAATGAATTGAATCTCAAACTCACCCGTCAAACTGGCATTAGTAATGCCTCCAGGGTTTCCTGTAACGCTCGAAAACGTTACAAAATCTCCAATAATGCAACCGTGAGCAGTGTCATTTACTGTGACGGTAGTGGACGTATTGATTGTGTCAAAAGTGACGCCAACTGCTGTTCTACGGATAGGAGTAACGTCTCCCCACAAAGCACCATACAAGGCATACAGCTTTCTATTGGTGCCCACAATCATGTAGGGCGAACCATCCAAAGCATTCCATGTATATATCTCACTGATCATGCCCACCAGATAAGACGGGGACTCATTGAACTGGGTCCAGCCGCCTATCTTCTCAGGCAGGCCATAGCGAAAGCGCACGTAGTCCGAGTCAATCCAGCCGCCTTCAGCGCCGTACTCTGTGTTTTGTTTGTCTACACCAGGTTTGAGAACTATTCGTGCAAGTGCCATGGCTTATCTAAATCCTGCGGTTTTTTTTGCTATCTTTTTTGGTTGAGCCACAAACTGTTTTCCTTTTGCCTTGCCTACTCGCTTGGCCTTGGTTGTTACAGCATACTCCGCCGGGCTTAGACTTTTGATCGCAGCCTCTGGGAGATACCGCTCACCCGTTTTAGACGAGGGCTTTCCTGATTTGGTGCGCCATTTCTGGTCGCCCCAATCTTTTAGGGATTTCTGTGGAGCTTTCAATCTTTATAACCCCCGCCTGCTGCCTTGTATTTCTTGGCTACAAGTTGAGCTTTGCGTGCTGACCACTGGCCTGCGCCAGTTCCTTGAGTTGCTGCGGCTTTTACCTGAGACACAATCTTCTTACGTAGAGTTGGTTTTGTATAGTTACCCGCGGCGTTAACAGTAGATTTCTTGGCTGTTGTCTTCATTTAAGGCCCTCTTACATTGTCGCCCCTGCCGCCGCAGGAATGGTTGTAATCTCAATAGCTATTGAACGCCGAAGGTTCAAGGCCTGTCCACAGTCCGAACAGGTATCAGCTTCTAGCTCAGATTCATCTAAGTCATATCCACACGCAGCACAAAGCACCTCTATTGCATGCGCCGGCTCAATAAGACCATCAGACAGTGTTCGTGAAACGTTTTGTAATCTCATGTTTTATCCTAAAAATAGGGCGCGTTCATCTTTTCTACGATTCTCCAGCCCTTTAAGTATTTTGCCACCCGCCTTGCAATACTTCAAGAGTTCTTCTGCCGCGCCTTCCATATCTCCGCGCAGAACCTTCTGACGGAGGGTTGAGCGCTGTAGTGTTCCCAGACCAACATTGAAACTAAAAGATATAAGAGCAT